ATCATGTCCATAAACACCTGTGCCGGTTCGGTGCCTATGTTGTAAATCTCATTCAGATTACCCTTTCGCATGACCAGATTTAGTGCAGAAGCACAATCCTCTACATCCATGTATGTTCGGTAGAACTGTCCCTTCTCGTATATTTGGATAGGACGGTTCTCCTTCATTTCGTTGAGGAGGTACTGGAAAGCATTCTTCTGCTTGGACGCACCTTTATCTCCCGGTCCTATGATGTTACACAGACGCAGGATGCGGTACTTCAACCCGAAGGTTTCGGCAAAGGAAACGAGCAACTGTTCGGCTGCGTACTTTGTGATGGAGTAGAATCCTTTCGGATCACATGGTTCAAGCTCATCCACGTAGCCCATTGTTCCCACCCCGGCAACGTTGCCATAGACAAACCATGACGACACGAAATTGAACACGCCTTCGGGATTGTTGTTCTTCCATGACTCCAAGGTTTCTGTCAGCACCACCAGATTAGTCTTTACATCCAGAGTCGGGTCGGTGAAGACATTGTAGTTATGGGTGGTGCTGATCAGGTATAGGATATCCGTTTTCTTGTACGGATTAGGACGCCGCGAATACCGGGGTGGAAGATATAGATCGTCCACATCCCGGTAGCGTTTCACAAAGGCACTACCGACAAAGCCGGTATGCCCGAATACGGTCAAGTCCATCGCGAAAGAACCTCTTCAAACCAGTTGAAGATTTCAACGTCGTAGTGAGGCGCAGCCCCGATGAAAAAGACATGACTCAACGCAAGGTTCGCGTTAGGGAATTTCTTGTAGTCATCCAGATGCTTGTAACCGGGATGTAGCAGGATGTTCCCCGCAAAGTAGTTGCGAGTCTGGATCTTATTATCTTCGAAGTGCGCTTGTAGCTTTGTCTTGATTTCGGGAGTGTCACACAGGATCGGAACACCAAACCACGATACTTCGGCTTCATCCAGACTTGTGATAACTCTCACACCGGGAACGTATGTCTCAATCAGTGTGCCGATAATGTCATAGCTCTCCCTGCGACGGGAGTGAATCTCGTCAAACTTGTCTAGCTGGACTGATCCAATGGCTCCCTGAAAATCGAGTGGTTTGAGGTTGTATCCCATCTGCGTAAAAATGTACTTATGATCAACGATGCCATCGTACTCTGGTAGAAGCCACTTGTCAAAACGCTTCCCACATGATCCGCAGGGTTTGAGGTTCGCTGCGCCCACACAGACGCAATCGCGTCCCCACCATGAGAATTGTCTTGCGATCTTGATGATTTCTTCATTGTCGGAACAGACCATGCCGCCTTCGCCGGTAGTAATGTGATGCGCAGGGTAGAAGGATGTTGACCATGCGGTGTAGAATTCGGTGAGCCACTTGTGATCCCACTTAGTTCCGAGGGAGTCACAGTTGTCGCCAATCAGGATGATGCCTGCATCATCCGCCATACGCTTGAGTTCATTCATGTCGGGCGGATTGCCCAACACAGGAGAGACAAAGATAGCCACGGTGTTCTTGCGAATCTTCCGTTCTACTTCCATCAAGTCAAAGTTCAGTGTGTCGAGTTCGATATCGGCAAACACTGGCTTCATGTTGTTCTGAACGATTGGGGCAATGGTGGTCGGAAACCCAACAGGGGAGACAACGATTTCCGCGTCATCACCCCAACCGTAAAACTTCTTGAGGGCTGCGATCATGACCAGATTCGCAGAGGAACCTGAGTTGACCATGTGCGCCCATTTGACGCCAAACTTGCGAGCAAACTTCCACTGGAACTTCGCGACTTCTTCGCCTGTGACAAGCCACTTGCCGGTCAGGAAGGTCTTGAGTGCGACTTCGATTTCCTTGTTGTCAAAGAAAGGACCGGAGTAGTAGACTGGTGTTTTGCCGGGTTCGAAATTTGCGCCAGCATTGTACGCCCAAGGCGGCAGATCCTTGGCTAGTTCTTCAATGTAGAAGTGCCGTTGTTCGGGTGTAAGCATCATGACTCCGATAGTTCTAATAGGTATTGCCCATAGGCTGACTTCTCACATAGAAGTGCAGTTGCCTTTAGAGCATTCTTGTCAATCCAACCCTTATTATACGCTATTTCGTGCGGATTGCCAACCATAAATTTCTGGTGTTTCTGTATCATCTGAATTAGATTTGCGGCTTCCAGTAGCGAGTCAGGTGTCCCGGTATCGAACCAGATAGACCCGCGTGGAAGTACAATACAATTTACAGATACATCCCTGTGATATGTTTTGATTAGGTCGGTTATCTCTAATTCGCCGCGCTTGGATGGTTTGAGTACCTTCGCTCGCTGGAAAACTGAGGAATTGAAAAAGTAAAGACCAGTTATAGCTAAGTCGCTTTTTGGCTTCAGGGGTTTCTCTTCCATATCAAGGACTTGCCGGTGTTCGCCTAATACCACTACACCGAATCTTTCGGGGTCTTTGACCTTTGTGGCTAGTATTGTGGTAGAGGCATCCATACTAGCCTCTTGGAGTAGTTCGGTCATTCCCGCACCATAGAAGATGTTATCCCCAAGGATTAGAGCGAAGCGATCAAACTTGGAAAGGTCTTCGTCTAAGAAGTCTTCTACGATGATGAATGCGTCGGCAATGCCGCGCGGCTGGTGTTGCTTGGCGAAATCCATATTGATGCCAAGGCGTTCCTTCGCATCCCACAAGAGGGTCTTGAAGACCTCTTGTTCTTCTGGTGTCGTAATGACTATGAAATCCCGAATCCCCGCCAACATGAGAGTTGACAGAGGATAGTAAATCAGGGGTTTATCATAGATAGGCAGGACTTGCTTCGTTGTTGCGAATGTCGCAGGGTAGAGGCGAGTAGATTTTCCACCTGCGAGAATGATTCCGAGTGTGCGCATGATTTCACCCATTCCATGTTGTTTACATACCAATCAACGGTCTTTGCAAGACCACGATCAAATCGTGTCAGTGGCTTCCAACCAGTGTGAAGATAGACCTTATCACTATCTATGTCATAGCGGAAATCGTGACCCTTGCGATCTTCAACGAATTCAATCAAGTCATGACCCAATCCGAGATAGCCAAGAATCTCTCTTGCTAGTTCGATGTTGGATCGTTGTGTCCCGCCGCCGATACAATACTGTTCACCCATGATACCACGTTCGGAAACCTGTATGAGAGCATCGCAATGATCCTCGACATGCAACCAATCGCGAATATTTGTTCCAGTACCATAGACCGGGATCTTCTCACCGGCTAGTGCCTTGCGGATGACTGTGGGGATGAACTTCTCTGGATGCTGATACGGTCCATAGTTGTTAGAGCAATTAGTGATGATCGTGCGCAGCTTGTGAGTTGCATTATATGCACGTACAAAGTGGTCACTTGCAGCCTTGGATGCAGCATATGGACTGCGTGGCGCATAGGGAGTGTTCTCGGTAAACGGAGGATCATCGTGTTTCAATGAACCAAATACTTCGTCGGTGGATATGTGCATGAACAGGGCATTCGGACATACTCGCTTTACCTGATCCAGAAGGTTCACTGTCCCATAGACATTGGAATGCAGGAACATGTCGGTAGAACGAATGGAATTATCCACATGCGACTCAGCCGCAAAGTGGAAGATCGTGTGGGGTTGATAGCGTTCCAGATACTCGCGCACGATCTTGGGATTGGTGATATCGACAACTTCGTAATGAAAGCCAGCGCGACCTATCAAGTCTTCAAGATTACGCAGGTTGGCTGCGTATGTGAACTTATCTAGAACGAGGATCTTCTCGTCGGGATACAACGTCGCATACCGGCGCACAAAGTTGCTGCCGATAAATCCAAAACCACCTGTTACCACGATACTCATAATGAAATCCTATTTTGCTATCACATGCTTTGCAGACAACTTGCTGGCAGAACCGGCATATCTTGCTATCTCTCGCACCATATCATCCCGCTTCTTACTACTGCCTTTGAAGTAAGCCAACACCAAGTCATTTAGTGGGTTGCCAACCACCCTCTTACCCAAGGCTTTCTGTGCTTTGACTCGACTTGTTGCACTCTTGATCTGCATTAGTTCCTTCTTGTCGGTATTCCATTCATCCATACCCTTCTCAAAAGCGGTCCTGAATTTCTTTCCGAAGGTTGGGTCAACTCTCTCAATCACCTTGGCTAAGGAATCTCCACCAACGCTTCCACCAAAGCCGCCGCCGCCCAATTTGATTGCGCACTTATACTGACCGTTGTTTTTATTGGTGTCGATGCTGAATCGAAATAGCAGAGTTGATGTTGGATCACCTATGCCGACAGTGACATATGCAGATTCCACATCTAAGCCTTCTTTGGCGTAGTCACAGTAAAACTTCGATAGCCGCTCACGCTCATCCTTCGCACTAAAGTTCACCTTAGTAACGTGGATATCTCCCGTACCTTTCTTCAATGAGATAGGAACAAGATCACCGCTGTCGATCAGGTCGCTAATAAGCTTGTTGATCTGGTGAAAGTTTCTATAGTTCTTCTTGTCGGCAACCGCCTTTGCCACTCTCTTTTCAGCATTCTCGGATGCAAAGTAGATATCGGCAGGACTCCACTTGTTGATATTGCGAAAGTGTTCTTCGTCGGGAACTTTAGCTTTCTTCAACTCCTTGTTAGCACGATCAAAAAGCTTCGTCATATTGCGCATGATTTCTTTATCGCCACGCTTGTAATACAAGTCCTGCCACTTAGTTTTCTTGATCTTGGAGAACTTGCGGCGAATTGTATTGACTTGTTCGATTACACCTAGAGATATTTTTGCCGAGGAGCGCCACCAACTCTTATCATTGCGGATGAATCTCTCCATCATCGGAAGTGTAATTCCACCCTGAGTCACATCAGACATATCTTCATATGCTTCTTGGATGATTAGGTTGATGTTCTTGCCGCTCTTGGAAATGTAGTTCTCCAAGAACTCGTCATATGTCTTGTACTTGTTGGTATCAAAAGCAACAGCGGCTTCCTGATCACCCAAGTAATCGGCTACGGCACAAAATAGCGCCTGTGTAGATTCCTGTAAATCTGATGTTCTTGACACGGATTACACCTTAAACCCGCCGAATTTGTTGCCGCCCTTTGTGGGACCACTAGCCTTGGATTGACCGGAATCTATGATGTTGGATTGTGCGCTCAAGTCTAGATCGTACAACTTCATCTTCGCCCTGTCAATACCCACCGTGAATCTCTTATTTAGCGTAGGATCGGCGTAGCGATTCTTCAACTGTTTGACCATAATCTGATTGAGGGCAGTCAATTCATCGGTTGCGATCAGAGCAAACATGAGGTCGGCTGTCGCAGGCAGACCAAAGGACTCTGAGGTATCTTCCAGACCGGGATCCGAGTTGGTGAATCCGCTACGAGTAGTCTGTGTCGCAGAAACAACAGGAACGTCCCACTCGACTGCCAGCCCACGGAGTTCTTCCGCGATTGCCTTGACATAGGTGTAAGAATTGATGTTGGCACCCGGCTTGATGCGCGAGGACGCGCAGATGTTCAGGTAGTCCACAAAGATCACATCAGGAACGAAGTTCCGCTTGAGCTTGAGGTCTTGCAGGAGCGCACGGAAATGCGCGGTGTTGACCGCAGCCGTAGGATACTCCTTAATGACCAGCTTACCCTTTGTCTTGCTCATGATGTTCTTCATGCGCTTTTCGTACATGTCCAGCGACAACATCTTGAGGTCGTCCATGGTCACGTTCATCAGGTTCGCGTCGATACGTTCGGCAATACGCTCTTCTGCCATTTCCATCGTGATGTACAGGACGTTGTAGTTCTGCATCAGATAGGCTGCGGCGAAGTGACACATTGCCAACGACTTACCGACACCGGTACCCGCAAGGATGATGTTCAAGGTCTTACGACATAGACCACCGTTGGTGATCTTGTTGAAATACGTCAGGTCGAACGGGAGCCTGCTCTCGATACGATGGTAGAAATCGAATCGCTCGTTCCACTTATCAATATAATCATGACCCACATGAGGATCGAAAGACACGCCAAGAGCATCAGAGAGGATATTAGGAATAGCCCCTTTGTTTCTGTGCTGATCCTTGCCATCAAGGATCTGAATTGCGTCCATGATGCCATTATAGATAGCCTTCTCTTGACAGAATTTCTCTGTCTCGTCTAAGAGCCACTTCGGGTCTTCGGTGGCATCGGCATCCTTGATTTCGGTTAGGATTTCTCCGATAGCCTTGAACTCACTCTCACTTAGGTCGTTTCGCTCTTGGAGTCCTAGTGCCAGTGCGCTTAGGCTTGGCAGGCTGTTGTACTTTAGGATGAACGCCTGCATCTGTTCGAACAGCTTTCTTTCGGGGCTGTCGCTTAGATACTCTGGCTTCAAGAAGGGGATCGACTTCCTCATGAAACTCTCGTTCTTCATTAGGTTCGTCAAAATCATGCGTTCTACTTTCATTCATCACCTTTGAAGCTACAGCCATATCACTCAGTACAACACGTACCAGATTGGATGCGAGCCTGTCGAATTTCTTTTTGCTTACGTTCGCGTTATGTGGATTATCTACTACGTAGGTTGTGAAGTCAAGCCTTCTTTCGACTTCATCTACGATCTTCATGATCCCGAATCGTACCTTCACATCACGGTATTCTCCGGTGAGAAAACGAAAGACTGGTTCGTTATCTTCAAATCCAATTTCAAAATCAATGCCGTCGCGTAGCCTGCGCTTCGCCCACCAGAATTGTGCCTTGGCAAAAGACTCTTTAAGATTGTTCAGCATCGGTTTCTTCCTCTGTATGCATCACGGATGCAAACTGGTATTTAGCCTTCACCGCATCCTTGAAAGACTCAGAAACCAGAATCTCACCCCAAAACTCTTCGCTTTGGGTGTCCTTGATTCTCCAACGCTTGTCTTCGATTTCGCCTGTGGCTACGTTGACTCGCGAATACCAACCAATGTTGGGTTTCGTGACATGTCCTGTTTCCAGTGCGATATCCAGCAAGCCGGAATACCTATTGATACCACCTTCGAACGTGACCGTGACCGGGATCTTGGACTTCTCACGCACGTACCGAGACTTCTCGACATTGATGATGAAGTTGTATCCAATGACTTCGGTACCATCCTTCTCCTGCTGTCTGCCGAGAATGTAGATGTTGTCGGCTGAGTAATAAGACCCTGTTCCGCCGCCCACGATATCCTTTGGGTAAAGACCGATTTCTTTGTAGGTGTGATTGACCACAACCATCGGAATATCCTTGAGCGTCAGGTGGGGAGTGACCATACGGAACAGGGATTTGATCTGCTTGGCGCGTGTCATGTCCGCGACAGACTTACCTTCCATCGCATCCTCGACTTCCTTCTTGGAAGCTAGGTTGCCGATAGAGTCGATGACGATCATCATGCGGTCGCCACGTTCGATGTTGGACAACTGCTGCATGATATCGAACTTCAACTGTTCAACATCCGTGACCGGCGTATGAACTACGCGGGAGGTGTCGATGCCGAATGAGTCGAAGTAGTTCTGCGGAGTACCGAATTCGGAGTCGTAGAACAGCACAACCGATTCAGGGTACTTTTCCTGATAGGCTCGCAGCATGATCAGACAGAATGCCGTCTTGAAATTCTTGGACGGTCCTGCCCACATGGTCAAGCCGGGAGTGAATCCACCATCCAGACTGCCGCCGAGTGCCACGTTCAGCACAGGGATATCAGTCTGGATCATGTCCTTTTCCATGAAGAATTTCGACTTGTTCAGGATAGCCGTATCCTTGATAGTCGAATTCTTCTTAATCTTGTCGAGTAAGCTCATAGGTCAATCCTCGTAATAGGTCAATACAGTATACAGCAAACCGGGTCGGAAATCAACTGAAAAATGATTCCAGATTAGAGACATGCTCGCTCTTCCAACCAATCTTGTCTAGAATGCTCTTCATTGGAGTTAGGAATGTGGCATCGAACTGCTCGTCGTAGTCGAGATACTCATGTAACTCTAATTCCTTCGGCAGCACATTCAGGAACGCAATGGTGTTATTGTGATAAGGGTTTGGATGCTTTAGGTGGCAGAACTTGATTTTCTCGCCGTCCTTGATCGTCGGATATCTCTTAGTCAGATTCTTCTCATGAAGAATGTGGTTGTAGACAAGGCATCCCTTGACATGGATCGGAGTTCCCTTTTTGTAGATGCTGGTAGCGTCGGCATTCTTCTCAATGCCATTGACGCCGCGAGGGAACGAGATATCTTCGGCAGGAAGCTTACTGAATTCCTCACGGAAGTTGTCGATGAAGTTGATCACCGCATCTTCATCCTTGTCCAGAATGATCTTGATGCACTCGCGCATCTTACCGCGCACCACGGTCGGAGTCGAAGACTTGTTGGTTTCGATACCTACCGTCTTGATCTTCGGTTCGGCGTAG